TTAGTTGCCCTAACTCTGGTAAGCGTGCCAACCGAGGCATTAATATTTCTAGAATTATTTACCCTGTATTTTATTGTCAATGTTGTGTCAGCCGGAGCTACTCCGAACTTATCAGAGCCCAAAAGTCTAGAAGGGTCAAAAGATTCGTCCGTTACATAAGTCTTTCCATGAAGGTCTAAAGCTATCGAAGAGGGTTCCGCAACAGAAGGAGTGAGTAGCTCATTATCAGAGCCATACCCAAACTGAAGGTATGCATTTCCTCTTTCTTTTTCTAGGATAAATCTTCTTGGCACTACAAAAGGGCGCAAGATTGATGGTACCGAATCTTTATCTGAGCCTCTGTTGGCAACATCTTTATATATGACATTTTGAGAGAGGTAATCAACCTCAAAATACTCATTGCCGTTGCCGTCGTGTACGCTAATAATCTCTGCCACTGTTGGACTTTTAAGCTTTACTCTTTTAAACTTTTCAAAGCCACTAATGGGGTGAGTTTCTGTTATTACCTTGCCAGAAATTACTTTCCCAAAAGCCCTTACTGCATAATCGGTCGGAACACCAGTACTATCATTAATTTTCGCAGGTATTACTTGATTCCTGGAGTGGTCAAACCTCACATCTTCTGCTAGTATATAACTGGATCCACCGGTGGAGCCAAATTCGCTACCAGCTTTAAGAATGGGTAAGTATTTTGTATCCACCCCCAAGCCGAGAGTATTCGCTGGGGCTACTATGAAGAAATCGGCGGTACCTGCTGCCGAGGACCTGCCTTGAAATTTATACCCGAGTTGCTTGCCAAGCTTAACGATATTGTTGTATTCTGTGGCAGTCTCCAAAAAGCTTTCATTGACTTGATAATCTAAATAAAATGAGAGCATATCCCCAATATACGCCGTGCTATCCAACATCATGGCTCCGAATGAAGCTTCGCTAAAATCGCGAATTATCTCAGGATAATATCGTCTGGCATGCTGAATTAAATCTGCTCTGATAGAATCATATTCTCTGTGTGTATACTTTATTGGTGTTTTTTTCTTCGCCATGTTCTGGGGGTTCCCGTGTTATAATAAATAGTCATCTAGATCATATTTGTATTTTGATTTTAGGGTACTTCAAAAATTGTAGCATGGCTCGGGGCCGAGACCGGTGAGCCAGCATTTAAGAAAATAGTATCAGAAACGCCATGAGGAGATATAACATAAGAAAGTTTTATTAACAATGCCCCTTCATTTAAGTCTGGAACATTACGGGCGCTGAGAAAATCTAGACCTGCTATCTTAATATACGGCATATATGTATTAATCTGATTTGTTATTCGAACTTTTATTGCGCGCTCAGTGCCGGCGGTGTTTTGTTCAAACAAGAATCTTCTTAGGCCCACGCCGAATTTTACATTCCATATTCTCTCCCCAGGGCTTGTAAAAAATAAAACTCTTAAATTTTGTTTTGCCAGTTGTTTTATTGTTTTGTTTAGTGCATAAGGGCCGTCAACTTCGTCTACCCTAAGAGGCAGCGACGGAGATAATCCTAAAAGTGATGATGGCATTTTTTAATCCTCCTCTTCTTTTAATGGACACGGATTCCCATCTTTATCAAATGGTTGTTTTCTTTCGCGACTACTAAGCCTTGCAAGCAGATCTGCCAACCAAGCCATTGGGTCTGTCGGCGGCGACTCGACCGTGATCTCTTCTTTGCGGGCCTCCTCGTCTTCTTTCGATTCGAAATCCCTGCTGTGGTAAAAAGCATTGAAGGCCGCCTTTGAGATCGTTTTCGGCTCAACAAACAATTCATCGAAGTCCCACATTCTAATGCCAGGCGTGTTATATCCAAAAAATCTACCTCCTCCCTTGTCGGCATCATATTTCGAGGCCCAAGACAATCTTTGCCACCAGTCATCGGACGCTCTAGAGCCTATTGATGGTAAAAACCCGTTAATATTATAAATAGTTATCAAAGAAAGTATTCTTTGCATAGAGAAAGAATAACCAAACAACAATTCATATCTAGGGTTCTTAACTAAATCAGCGATTAGGCATTCAAGAACTTCGTCGAATTGAGGGCCCAAAGAAATTAGCCCTGAGATAGTGCTTTCTCCGGCAGAATCTATCTGTTTAGTCGTAGACACCAATGGAAGCAGAACGAACGGTTCTCCCACCAGCCCGTCGCGGACAGTATGAAGCTTGAAAGCTTTTTGTTTCTTGGCGTGAACATTGATATTGGAGATGTTATCCAAAACCTCATTACGATAATATTCTCCTTCAGGAACTGCTGGGAACATATAAACGCCTGGAGACGATCTTGAATTGGCGCCGTAATTCTGAGCATCTGCCACATCTCCAAGTTGCTCTAGGGCATCCGACCAAAAACAGAGCGTGCCCTCCAGAGCAACATGCGATATTCTCACGCCAAACTCCCAGCTTTTCCAAAAGTCTGTTATTTTTGAATATCCAAATGTGCCAATATTGTCTGTAATGTAATTTTCCCATTCCTCTAAGTTAACTATCTCCTTAAGGCTGGCAAAGTCATCTCGCCTAACAACAGCTTGTTCCGATGGAGAGAGCGCAGAATATGCAGGGGATGCTGCTAGCTCATCTTCAGATAGCTCGTTTATTCTTATAAATTTCTCCAACACGAAAGGCATATACGACCAGCCATCGCCAAGGGGGTCTGAGGGGGGTTGGCCAAAGTACGCGTCTATGGCATCTTCTGGAGTCGCGCCTGCTGTGTTGTATGTAACAATAGCGTCCATAAGATCAGGGTGTTTAGGATAATCCAGTTGCGCGCCGCCGTCCTTAAAGCCCTTGGCAACATTTATTGGACCACCAGACTGAAGAGAGCCAAGGATAAACTTTTTATTAACCAAGAACATGTTGTGCACGCCGTCGATTGGAATGTTCATGTCTTCGGCGAACTGTTCCGAAATGAAATCCATCTCTTCTTTGATATAGCGTCTTAATAGCACTCTTGCGTCTGCAAGGTTACTATCATCAGCAACATATTTCTTCCATACTTTTCTAGCGTACTTTGCAGCAATACTCTGTTGGATTATCGCGTTGTCCAGTAAAGATGTTATAGATGGCGCTAGCGGACTAGAGGCCATATTACCTGCTGCGCCGATACCTGGCCAGTAATTTTTAGAAATAACAGGGTAATCAATCTCTTCCCACACTTTTTGAGCATCATTTAGCCTATTCATTGCTTCCTGTTCGACGCCCGTTGGCTCTATCTCTCCAAGGTCTACTTTTCGACCAAACGACTGAGCTACTTGCTCCATGAATTTGAGATAATACCCAGTTGGGTTTCTAAAATTCTTGCCGAGCGTCATGTTGATGAGGCCGGCCTCCATTTTGTCTGCGATATAGCCCATTAAAAGGTCATCAAAAGAATATTTTGAATTTGCCTGGAAAATAGCAAATGATGGCATGCCCTTCAGCATCTCTTCTACAACATATATTCTAACTGTTGCTCGAATATGTGCTTCGAGGCCAGCGGCAGAGGCGCGTGGGTATATCCTGTTCCATGGTGGCTCAGGAGAGCATGCTGGATCTGTTTTTAATCTGGGGTCATCCATGAACTTGTCTTGATAATACTCAGCGGCGACATCTTTAAGTTGTTTAAAATTGCACAACGGACTTGTTTTTGCTTTACAGCCATTGCGCAGATTGTCTGGTAACATATCCTGGTGCAGGCCGGCCCAGCCGCCAAAAGTTGGTGGCTTAAAGTAGTAAGCAGGATAATCCTCTGTGCCGCCATATGCTTCAGGGGGAATATCCCAATAAGTGCCATCATCAGATGTGTGGCTTCCAATTAGATCGATTTTCTCTCCCGAGGGGAATGGCTCTAGGTCGCCAGGCCATGGAATGAGGAAGTCGCCGGCGGCATTGGTTTCTGGGAATTTGGCCTCCCATACGGAAATAGTGATCTCTGACGGTTCAGCGAGGACGGAAGATGGAAAATATTTAGAATGAGAACCATAATTGCTTGGGTACCCATGGGTAAACGCAGTTTGGCCTTCTGACATCCTTTTGGCGAATTTGCTAAGATATTCTCCCATAATATAGTCATAATAATGATTGGAGTATGCACCGTAAAGAGTCTCGGAAACAGCATCAATATACGGACCAGAGTCAGGAAGCAAGTTTTTCCATGTCTCCATCATTAGTTTTGCGTATATAGCATTCTTGGGAGACTCTTTTATGGCAAGATATTCTTCAATATCTAAGTCAATGGCGCCAGCAGATGTATCCGTTGAGTCGTAAAAATTGCCGTATGAAGCATCAGAGATAAGCTGTCTGGTTTCATCTTCTGACCTGTTTTCTCCAGACGCTCCATTATACCAGTAAACTTTATCTGAATATTTCGGATCCGCCCAGTTTGAGATCTTAATCTTATAAAAGTCATTTAAGACAGATCTGTTTGTATCTGGGTCAATCTCAAAGTTGTCATAATGGAGATTAAAATTAAACCATTGGCCGTTTGCGCCCTTATAATCGGCATACTGCATTTTCAAGTCCTCTGTCTTTAGTGTCAAAGACGGAGTGGAGGCTGCTATAACTGTTTTTGGCCAGCCAAGATAAACTGAATCTATGTCTGTGACGAAAGTTCGATTATAGTCGACTCCCCATATCCCATCGGCACTCACGGATGTTGTGTTATCAGTGTTCCAATCTATGAATATTTTGCCGCCATCATTGAACCTTTCTGGCTGCTCCTCTTGTGCCAAAATTTCCTTGAGGTGGGTTGCCACTCCCTCTGGAAAGAGATTCAGACCTCCATCTGCAATCTCATCTTTTGCCTGCTTAAAGCCCATGCCAACTTTATCTGACATAACCATATTTAAAAATCCATATGAACCATTCAAAGAACGACGATGCGCCTGGTCTATTGCCTTGAACTGTGTTCTAAATATGCGATCTGCCGACTTGCTGGCTTGTGGCATATTCTTTGGCATTATTCCTGGATTATTTGGGTCATCACTAAAAATATCCGGTATCTCCGCGGCTAAATACTCGGCTGGGCCGTTATTAACAATACAAAGCAGCTGCGCTAGGTCGTCTTTGGCCCGATTTTTAAGATTTTCTATCTGCTGTGCGCACGCTTCGTCGGTCAATTCACATTTTTGTGACATCAATGCGCATTGTGAATCATAAAATTGATCCAAAGCACTTTGATCAAGACAAAAAGATGGAGACACTGGCAAGGCAACCTCTCCTGGAAGTTTCTTAAACTTATCTGGGATCAGCTTTCCGACAGATTCAAACAAATCTGATATTTTGCCCGAGGTCGACAGGCACTCCCCAAAGGAATCTGGAAGCTCAACTCTCATTACTTGTTTAATCATGTTTAGGGTTTCTTGCGTAGCTTTGCCAGTGATTAGCTCCACCAACTGTTGGTCTGTCAAAGTCAAGGACAAAAGGCTCATAAATTCTTGCGAATCTTGACGCAAGACCTCTGGATCGCATCCAGAAAGTGCCGCCAACATTGAAGCCACAATATCATCAATCTCTTCGTCTGTGAGGCCTTCAAGATTACATGAACTGCTTAACTTAGCTCTTAAATCTTCTCCATCGGCGCCGATGGCGTCGCCGAGCAGATCTCCAAACTGAGCTAGAGCGTTACACAAAGCATTTAATATCGCTATGATGATCGCTGCAAGGATAGCAAGGATCGCTTTTATAATAAGATCGCGGATAATTTGAAGCAAGGCTTGCCATAGCATCCGCCAAAAATCTGGCCAATGTGGAAACTTTGGCCAGTTTGGCCAAACAAAATTACCCTTCAGTCGACACCAATTTAGTTCTTTAAATTTGAACCATTCATCAATGGGGGGAGAGAAGTATATTGGCGTTATGCAGTCAAACATATTCAGTATATTCGATATTAATTCAGCACCAGGAAGCTTCATGAGGGCCTCAAGCAAGGTTTCGGTGTCAACCTCGGCCAGCATAGCGTCCTTAAAGGCTTGTGCTTGTATTTCAGTATAATCCAGAGAACCGGTACCTAGAGTGCCATCACCAACATAGCTTCTAATATCTATAATGGGCCCAACGCCGACACCAATGTGCGCAACGAGTTCATCATGAAGCTCTCTTTTATTTAGTGCATCTGGGTCTGTTCTGAGCAGGCTTGACTGGTATGCTGCAAATTCTCTAGCTTCTTGCTCTGCTAGGCTCGCCACAACAACACTTGCAGAGCCGCCGGCGGCGTCGGCTAAGGATTTTCCTGCTTCTTCCATAATCCGTATGGCACTCGATGTTGTTTTTGCGCCGCCGCGGCTAAAGCTTCCTGGTGGGCCTTCTGCGCCACCGGGTTCAGATGTGGATGCTTGATCGAGATTAGATAGGGCAGCAGCGAGAATGTCGTTTTGTATGTCGTCCGTAAACTCATTCCAAAGCCTGTTAAGGCCATTAACATCCAAAGAGTCAAGCGCGGATAGTACTATCCCCAGTAGCCCATCTTCGAATCCCATTCCTTTTAGAAGACATGCCATCACAATGTCTATAAGAGCAAGAATTCCACACCAACCATATTTATCGAGTATTTTACCCCAAAGATCTACAAATTCGCCGCCGCCCTTAAAGTGTGCAATAATGAATGGAAGCATTTCTGCCAATTGATCGCCGGCGAAGAACTCACCAAAAGCTGCGTCGCCGGCGCGTTTAAGCAGATCATCCCATGAATTTAAATCTTCATCCAAGCGCTCAAACTCTTCACCTTCGCAAAGCATTTTATTAAATTTATCAGCAAATGCGGCCGGTAGAGAGAAAATATCTGCTGCAATGCCATCCTTTATTGCATCAAACGGGCCAGAATCCCACAAAGGGAAGTCTGAGGCATTAGTGCTATCACCGCCAGTGATGCTGGCTGTCAAAGTACATTCTAGGGCTTCAGTATCCATGAGTGCATTTAATTCAGCAGAAGATATAAAATCAATTGTATACTTTTCGACAAATGCATTCCACGATAGCGGCTCCCTTGCTGTGACATCGTTCCACATATCTGGCAAACGATGGATATAGGCAAGAGTCCGTTTATTGTTCCATACAGCATCTGATACTCTGTCGCCCCACACGGCCGGGTCCAAAACAATTGGAGGGCACCCATCGGCGCCGGCGCTTATATAATTAATTTCATATGTTGTAGGATCAAATGTGATGTCAATGAATTCGGCGGTCTTATAGTTGAAGCCGTGGTCTTTGAGAATAAGCGTTAAGTCTTCTCTGAATATTTTCAGGTTGTCAGATTCTTTCGTCAGCTTTAAATCGCCATAATCGGCGCCACCCTCGCCATCGCCGTTGAATACCCATGCAGCATACTGTACAGAATAAATACTAAGCGCCCTAGAGACTTGGTTGATCATTCTTACCGTTTCAGGGCCCTTAAGCCTTGCCATGGGCTCACTAACGAGGTCTTTAAGTCTCGATGGAGTAGCGTCTTTAATACTGGAAAAGTCTTGTCCAAAATCTCGCAGTACTGCATTAAATATTCTTGCAGAAACTGTAACTAACAGCTTTGCGCCAACCTTTGGCACAGTGCTTATATATATCCCAGAAGGAGATATCGATGGCAGTTCATCTTCTGTGGTTGTCATGCTCATGAACAACAAAATTTGGTCCGCGGACTGTAACATTTCTTCTGTTGATATGGAGATGTCTAATCCATCCGAAAAAGCAGCAGAAGATGAGCCACCTTCAGATGTACTCTCTACAGAAAGAGCCTTATTCAAGACCAAAGGCGCCTTCTTGACTTCTATAAGCCTCCTTATTCCCTCAAGAACATAGGAAGACATGTCCGCCGGGGGGCACTCCTCGGATAGCTGAAGTACTATAGAATGCTCGCATGTTCTTCTATTAAAGAATACTTCTCCGTTGGTCATTAATGTCCAATCTGGAACAAAAGCACAAGGATTTGGTGTGCAAGTGGCGCCAGATTCAGAGCCTATCGTCTCACCAAATGGAGCCTCACATTCCGAAATATCTATAGCATATTCTGCCTCTGAGGAAACCAACTCCTCCCAAGACACGGGCTCGTCTGGGCCGAGGGGATTAAAGGGGGTTGTCAGTAGTGCGTGTAGTTGATCCTCTGTAAAATCAACATAAGGAGAATTAAGAGCCTTTTTGAGTATTTTTCTAATTAGCCTTTGTGCGGCATCACACAAGCTGTAGTGCTCCCACACGCAAGTAAGCGTGTCTGGACAGTTTTCGTCCTGCCAGGCCCTGGTGGAAAAGTGCCATCGAACTTGGGTTGAGTAGTTTCCGCCCAAAGACTCTGGGTCATCAAGGTTGTTGGTCTCGTGGTCGCCGTCGAATTCTGTATACTTCTCGTTTTTAATATATTCTAAGGCGCCGTATAGGTACACCCAATCATAATCGGTACCTATCTCCCCAGTTACAGTGTCGCCTTCGTATTCTTGGGTATATTTTTCTCTAAAATCTATACCTTCGATGTGACGGCCGTTGGCATCTACAAAATCGTCTAGATTGAAATCCATACCATAGGGGAGGTCCTCGTCGCCGGCTTGACCTGTTCTTCCATAACCTTCGCCATCCGCGGAAGCTAGTGGGCCCATAAACTGCAATAGGCACCAGTCAGGGGTCTCATAGATATTATTGTTCAGCTTTTCCGCGCCATCTCTCTCATAGTTATACCACCAGCCCTTGGGGTAGTAGACCTGATCTCCGCCCGGTTGGTATTGAGCGCCTTCTCCATACATTAAGCTGTTTAGTTCGACTAGTCGTATCTTTGATTCATAGCTGGATTCTATCGCGTTGGCCCACCATGACGGCTTTTCTTGTAAAATCCCTTCTTCGTCGGAATTCCAATCAGATCGGAATTCATTGTCGTCGTAATGTGTCATTAAATGATGTTCCTAGTTCGTATAGTTAAAGCGGCTGCCAATCCACCAAGCGCTGGATGGCTCCAAGTGATTCATCTCATAATTATTACAATTAGTTTTGTGCATATCGACCATGCCTTCATCTTTTATTAATATCATGATCTTGTCGAATAAAATATTTATCATTTGCGGCAACTCCGGTGGGCCAGTAACAGGTATCATACCCGTAACCTTGTCAACTCCGCCGAGGGCATAATGATCATGCGTAGCCATGGTCTCATTAATGCTCTGCTGGTTACTCATAAAGTCCTCAACAATGCTCACCAAATCCAAATGTAATCTCACAAGATTTTTCAAAGCATATGCAGTCTGTATGCTCTTAGCTATCGGCTGCACTGTGTCAACCTCTTTAGAGAAGCCAACAAGGCTATCCGGGTCTGACACATAATCCTTGTCTTCAGAATTCCCCTGATTTCCACCTATTAAATCAATGCCGACTGTCGTCTCTTCCTCGACGCCAAGAGAGTTCTCCGTGCCTCTCCCCTGCGTAATAAGCTTAATTCCTTTTCGCGCTGTGATGCGAACATCATCAGCCATCATCCCAATTCCAGATCTCTGTTTTGATAAGCCAACATGGCCCTCAGAACATTCAAAATTCAGATCAGAGTCTGTTTTTTGACTTATGTATATTCTTGCAGCATCTCTCATAAAGCTTGGGTTGCCTTTAAGCCTCTTGTTTCTTCCAACCACCAAGTCGATCATATGGGCGCCAGTATGTCCAGCGCCACCGTATCCGGATGCCTTGCTGCAAGTTCTATCTCTTCCCAGTACAATCCAAGAATCTTTTTTATTATGAACCAACTCACAAGAGGCCTTGTCGAACACAGCAACAACCTCTGGGCTGTTGGAGCAGTTTACGCCGCGGTCGGTGGCGCCCTTAGATGCATGGTCGTTGCTATCTAGAGTTTCGCGTACTGGTTCCGGTAGTTCTTCTTCGTCTCTATTTTTACGCGATTTTGAGTCAAAAAGGCCCATTTAAACAATTTCTCCTATTTTGCCAGCAATGCGCCGACAACAGATGGCAAGAGCCCTGCGTCAGATGCGAGGCGGGCAATATATGCCACTTCTTCTTCCTCAAAAGTTGGTTGTAATTGGTCTCCCAAAAACATAATTTCTTTTGCCTTGCTAGGGTCTTTGAATAGATAAGTTATCTTTCCAGACGCAACTTCAAGCTCTGGAGAGTCTGGTATGGTGGAGTCTGTTGGTTCTGAGATGCCCAAATATTTACCATATTCGGTATTTCCACTTTCGAAATCGACAAGTATAAGATCGCCGACTTTTGGAATCTCCATGCACCCATATGCATAATATGTCCTATGCATAGAGATCTGTTTCTGAACAACTTCGCTCAACTCAGAAAAAAGCCCAGTACTATGTGGGAACGGGAGCGCACAGTCAAGCTCAGGTACGCGGGCCTTAATCTTAAGTCGATTGACGGTCTCTCCGTGCCTAGCTGCGATTGAATATTCTTTGGAACTTGGAACATAATCTTGTTGTACATGCAAACAATGTGCTCGCCAAGCACCATCATGAAGGCGCTGACCTGCTTGTTCATAAAGCTTGTTAATCACATTTCTGACATAATATATACTGTTGGTGGTCGCCTCATCAATTTGACCATATGGATCGTCGGGG